TCCGATTTAAAAGATTGTATATACCCCGAACCAAAGTCACAATCGGCTCCAATGATTTCACTCACATTTACAACATTACTACTGTTGATAAACTCTGCGTTTAGGCTGGAAAAGTTTGCTGTTCCAGCTGTTTGTAATTCATCGCATTCAAAACGAAGTCTTCCACCTGTATGTATAAAGCGTGTTGTGGCTCCATTACGAAAAAGGAAAGACGCCTCTGCGTCGTCGGAACTATCGCTTATGTTATATTGAAACGAGGTGATGGTGTCGGTGGTGATGTTGACCGCATCTAAAGCACTTGAAGATAGATTGACAGTATATACTTGGTCGGTATCTAACTCATCACAAGTAATATCCCCTGTAACATTCACATCATTTCCAAACGATGCCGCCCCATTACAAGTAATAAAGGAAGTATTTAAAAAACTATTGTTGTTCGTATTGACAGAAAGGGCATTATGTATTCTCGTAGAAGCGTTGTCTATGTCTAATACGCTAATGTTATTTATATTGATATTAAACCTACTCACATTACCAAACTGGGTTTCTAACTTCATCTGTGCTTGGTTTGCTTCATTCACACCGAAACGCATGCCCATTTCAAAAGAGGCGTTACTTGAAAAAAAGTTTATTCTGCTTCGTGGATCGCCGCCGTTCGTGCTATTGGGTTGTTGAGTTGGACTACCAAAAAAGCAATCGCTTCCCGTAAATTGAAAAGAGTTGCTAATCACCGCATTAAAAAAGTTTGCTGTTGTGAAAAGAACATCTAAAGCAGACGATTGTCCATCGCCATCAAGCACTAATCGGGATATGTTTGCGGAACTCGCATTTATAGAAGAAAAGTTAGCATTACTGGGTGGGTAAGAAGAGATAGTGTTTCCTACGATAGAGATGTTCGTCCCAGCAATAACTGTTTCTTGGTATCCTTCTATAGAACCACCGACCGATAAACTACCACCCACCGATACATTTTCATCTGTAGATATATTTCTACTTTCAAAAAGTCCAGCATTTTGTATCGTTCTTGTTTGTATTAAATTATTAGAATCCATGATTAATGCTCTTTCGGTCGAGTTTGTATTCGTTTGGAATATAATACTACCCGCGTTATTTACGATATTAACGGCTCCACCACTTCGGTTCATCGTCATAGATTGTGCAGACGAGCTTTCATCGCTTAAATTAAAACTAAATGTATTGACCGAACGAGAACGGCTGACAGAACTATTGATTGAACTGACATTTGCGTTTGGAGTGGCGAAATTAGAGGTCGTGATATTTATCGATTCGATAGATTGTGTTGTAATTTCGTTTGCTGTTATAGTCGTCAAGATACAAGTAGATGCGTTTAATTGGTTTACAAACGCAGTTGATAAATTGCCGTTGGACGCATTTATTGTCGTGATGTCTAACTCATCTAGGTCTAATTCGTCGAGAGTTAAGGTGCTTATATTGGCGGTTGTAGCATTCAACAAAGGGGTTGTAAAACGAAACGTTGCTTCTCCATCGATACATTCAAATATATCGGCTTCCAATTCGACTACATTTAAGGTTTCTGCATATATATCGTCTGCTTGTAGATTTAATGTTTCTATCCCGTTGTTTCTTATTTCCAAACAAGGTTGATTACCAACAAAAAAGTTAATAGCCGAACTATTGCCAGTAACTGATATATTGACTTCATAGCCTGAACTATTAAACGATTGGACGAAGTTGTTGCCGACCACTCCGCTATATAAAACAATGTCGCCAGCGTGCTGTCCAGATTTACCCACATACAGATTATTAGACACATTTAAACTATCTTGAAAATTACTGGTTTGACTTACATTTAAAACACCGAACACATCTACATTATTATCCACTTGTAAGCTGCTTAGATTGGCTTGACTATCTGAAGACAAATAAGCAGATATGACATTGTTTTCAACGGTTATATTCGCCCCTGGAACAAGGTTACCTGTAGATAAATTCAACGCATTCGCTGTAATATTGCCCGTTATAGTGATATTGCCTACGCTCAAATTATCAATAGATGCCTTTGTAGCAGACAGATTGACTAAACTCACGTCTATGCTACTTAAATTTGTGGCATCTACATAAGCTGAATCTATTTCTGATATAAAAGCAATGCCCTCAATAAACGCATCTCCGCTAATGGTCAGTGGAAAAAAGGCGTCCTCGTAACCAATCGCTAACCCTATATAGTTGATAGAGGCTACTTCTACATCTTCTACACGAAAACTATTGGAGGTCGATGTCGACTGGGCGTTCATAATGGTTTGACCGCTGGCTACTTGTGCGAACCCGTAATTGGTTGCTCCCGTGTTACCGTTGATAGATAATGCCATCCTATCGCTGTGTCCATCGTTCCCTATAACTGCTCTGCCAATATTGGCCTGTCCCGCAGGCGAACCTTCTAAAATGGATAAACTGTTAAAGTTCGCTTCGTCTGCTTGTATGCTGCCTGTATTTAAATTTAAATCACTCCCTGAATCATTTACCAACGATTCGGATACTACAAACGAAGCGAGATTTGATTGTACAACACGAAACGCGTCATTGCTCTCTGAGGAGCGATTGGTAATTTCTACAAAAATAATTAAACTACCCGTGGTGTTGCTTTTCATCGCCCCTTGTAGAGGGCAAAGTGTGCCTGAGCGTGTTCCGCCACCTTTCCCATCTACCCATATTTGTTCCATATACGCAATCGTAATGACTGAGCCAGTTTCATATAAAACTTTTATACGGGCTTCTATTTTGTCTGCGCCGAATCCTTCCACTTCATAAGGAAAAAAAATATTCGCAGATACCATAGAGTCTATACCAAATTTAACAAAATAGGTTGCCTGCATAATATTTTTTGTTTGTCCTGGGAAGACTTCAGTATTAACAATAACAATAGGTTTTTCGCTTTGATTATTATATATTTCCATGTTGGTCAAATTCCTGGTATCTCCTATACCCGTTCCGTTCAAAGCGCTATACACCGCTCCACTTGTAATTAAGTCAGCACTATTTTGCGTGACATTTGCTGTGCTATTGACATTCAATAACTTGTTTGTTAAAGTTAAGTTAGAACCGATACTTAAATCTGCTGTGCTTAAATTCGAAGCATTTATGGTGGAGGCATTTATTTCTGTAAAATTTCCTATGGAAGGTAAAACGCCAGTTGACGATATAACATTTCCACAAATATCTATGTTGTTTCCCGCGGTTAAGGTCGGTTGTACGTTAGGAGCTATTACACTTGTGGCCGTTATATTGCTTGATGAAATATTGGTAGCAGACAAGTCTACAAAAGACTCGCTAAAGGCAATTAATTGGCTTACGTTCAAAAACGGGATAATATAGTCAGATGGCAAATTAAGTTCAGAGGCATTAATTTGGGAAACATTCAACGTATTTTGTGAGAAGATATTTGTCCTTAATTCTCCAATAGTTGCCGTGGCAATCGATGCATTGGCGATTGACACATTTCCGAAATTCAGATTTGTTCCCACGTTAATGTTTTGATTTGGGATTGAACCACCCAAGGGTACCGAATACATATACATTACAAATATATTTAAAATTAGTTTAAAAACTAAATCTACATAAGATATAATAAGATGCCTAAAATTCCGATAGATTATAGTAAAACGATTATATATAAGATTGTATGTAATGACTTGAATGTAAATCAATGCTATGTGGGACATACTACAGATATGACAAAACGAAAATGGGGACATAAATCCGTGTGTAATAATGAGAAAAATAAAGGACACAATCATAAAATATATAAAATCATTCGTGAAAATGGTGGGTGGGACAATTGGAATATGCTTTTGGTAGAAAAGTTTCCTTGTAAAGACAAATATGGCGCGTGTAAAAGGGAACGAGAAGTATATGAAGAAATAGACGCGAAAATGAATACGGTTAGACCTTATTTAACACAAGAAGAAATCAAACAATATCATAAACAATATGACAAACAATACTACCAAACAAACAAAGAATACAAAAAAGAAAAATTCAAAGAATATAACCAACTAAATAAACAAAAAATATCAGCATATAAAAAAAAATATCGTGAAGCAAACAAACAAAAAATATCAGAACGGAATAAAGAAAAAATAGAATGCCTTTGTGGCAGTATTGTTTGTAGAGGAGATATAGCACAACACAAACGGACAGCCAAGCATACAGAATATTTAAACAGTATTTAACTTTTTATGTATTTCATTAATCACAAAGGTTAGATGTCCATTGAATCTTTTTGACAAATTGCTAACCAATTTTTCGTAGTCTGGCTCAATGCCTTCGATAGACAAATCGATGTCATCGGTGATGGTAATATAATCTTTGTAAAATTTATTTGTGTCTTCATCAGCCGACGGCAAAGATATTACTTTACATTCACAAGCCAACGCTTTGTGGATTCTATGGGTTTCGAGTGCGTTCTTATCGTAGTATGGGATGTTTAAAACGACTTTACATTCGTGTAATATTTTTGTTAAAGAGTCACTATTTTTATGTTTCCAATCATAATCTACATAAAAGGTCAAGTCTGGATATTGTTCTTGTAGGCCTTGAATTATCTTTTCACGACGTTCGTTTTTCGAACCAATAAAACACACGTCGTATGGTCTTTCTTTTGTTTCTAAATTGAATTTCATGAATTCAAAATAAAAATAAGACAAAATCTTGATATCAAATGTTTCTTTCAAATAATTAGCAGATAATGTATTATAATCGCACACTACGTTTCGTTTCATAAGACTAATATAATATTTATTTTTCATAAATTGTGAATCAGGTTGCTCGGAATTCATAACGATATACCCAAATGTATTGCCGAGTCTATATTGTATTTCCAATAAATGGTGTGCCATTTCGTGAGAACCAAACACGACATATAAGTCTTTTGGTTGTGGGTTAAACTCTTTTTCTAGAGACCATCCAAATTTCTTAGACATAACCACTGCATTTTCATTAAATATCGCGTGTCCGCTAATAATTTTAATTTGTGGTACGATTTCATTTTCAAGAGACATATATATGTATTATAAATATGTTTTTATACAAATTTAGGCGAATCACTCAATGGACTCCGTCGTGTTCTTGGTGGAGGCATCACTGGGATCCTTTGTGGAATAGAACGGGGCTGATTTAAATTATCGGAGGATATAGAACGTCTAGTAAAACGGTCTAACGATGTTCCACGGGGCTTTAAAGGTGGTCTTGGTGGCAATGGCGGTGCTACCCGCCCTACGCGTGTAGGTTGTTCTTTTTTTTGTTTTGTTTCTTGTATTTCTTTACCCCGAAAGTCGAGTTCTATATTAGGTTCTGGAGTGTCTACAACGTATGCTGGGGCTTTTTCTGGAGCTGGAGCTGGTTCCGCTGGTTTGGGTGGTTTTGGCGGTAAAACCGATGAGATAATTCCGCCTTGTTTTGCTATTTTAAACAAATCTTCGTCTGGCATTTTTTGTCTTTGTTTGCTTTCTTCAATGACTTCTTCCATGGAGGCTCTGGATTTTCTCCTATCCAATTGTTCCGTTTTCAATACATTTCGCGAATCTCTGGGTGGTGGACTTTCCTCTTCTGCTTTCTGTCGTCTTATTATTTTTTTTTCGGATATACTGAGTCTACGTTCTGGTGCCTTTTTCGGTATTTCTTCTATGGTCTCGGGTATGTTAGGTGGCGGAGTTTCCTTGATATTTAACATATTAGAGAGACTTCTTTCTCTTGTAGGAGGTGTCAAAGGACGAACATTGGGGGGCGCATCTATCTCTTGTGGCCGAGATTGAGTCCCCAATAGGGACTGTAAAAGTCCTATTGTTTCTTCCCCTTCTTCCGTAGCACGATTTAAAGATTCACTCCTTGGCTCGGTCTTTAATATTTCTTGGTGTCTTGGATTATACGTTTTACTAACAAAAGATTTATCAGGTATCATCGATTTTTTTGAAGGTTGAACAGGTTCGGGAATTGGCTTTAAATCAGGTAAGGGTTCATCCAACTTACTTCTTGCTAGTGGTGCTTTCTTTTGGGGTAATGATGTGCTTACAAAATCATTTTCGACGTTGTCAAAGTCTTTTGGACTACCCATAACACTTGATTGTACAGACCCAGTTGATTTGGCAGACGCACTTGATTGTAACGGTGGAGGAGCGCCGAACCCTTCCAAAGAATTAGGTTTTTGAAAATTAGAGGTAGGAGTTGGTTCCTCCGCTTTAATCATTGGTTGTGTTGGGACGGATATATCTCTGAACATCTGTTGTTGTGATTGTAATATACCTGCCAACAAAGGAGAAATCCTATCGAAGTCTTGATTACTGGTCACAAACGTCGGAGCCATTTGTGGAGGATAGGACGCGGGTAAAGCAGACCTACGACGCGATTTACTACGCTTGGTCGTATTAATATTTACAGTCACACTTTGCCTTTGTGATTGTGTCTTCGGTGTTTTTGCTTTTTTCTTTCGCTTCGGAGGCATATATATACGGTTAGATATTTTCTCTTTTTCTTTTCTTTTTCTCCTCCAATATCCACAAAAACACTTCTTTTAGTTGGGGTGGGCGGAACGCCCTATAATCCTTTCTTTTTTTTTTCAATTCTAATTTCAAAAATCACTTCTCACACACAAGGTCTGAAAAAAAAAGACCATGTGTGTGGAAGGCAAAAGCTGGAAAAAGAATTGGAAAAAACCCGCCGCCACCACCCTTATATATTTGTATTTTCAATAAAGATTTCGTCAAACTTTTTAAAATATTTAAACTTGTTGGTATCTCGTAGAGACATATCAATCATAAAAAAACTAAATTTGTCGTCGTTTTCAAAAATGTAATCTATCACTTGTTGCCAGTATTTTTTGGTAAAAGGAAATACTTCAGAACATATGCTTTCCATTTCCAATTGGTTCTTTGGTCTGAAACTGACAAAGTGCGTCATATTATTTCTTATTCCAGAAGGTAAGTCTTTAAACTTTTGGACTAATATAAATACACTACAAAATAGATGCCTACGATTTTGTAGAAGACTGACCAGTTGCTTTTCAGCCCCAGCCGAGCGACGGAGCTGAGCTCCTATGTCGTCCAAAATTAATACCGTATTCTCTTCTTCTTCTCGGTTGTCTTCCACGGTTTTAAATATTTCGTTCATCGTGGTGTTTGTAAATTCTTTCCATTTTTGTTCGGCTCTGACATCCGCAAAGACATCTTTCTTGGCCGACTTGCCAACACCCAGCGTCGGCGAACATATTAATATTTTGTCAAAACATTTGCGATAAGATTGTCGAACGCCATTCATCTTCTTCGCCGACATCATCGACGTAAGCAATGTTGTTTTTCCACTTCCCGAAGCTCCACTAATCACAAAATTAAAACCAGAGCAAGGAGGTAGAGGGTATGGAATATCTTTGGCAAGTAGCTTATCCAAATGATTAGGCGTATTCATAATTTTAAGGCGTTTATTTTTTTTTTCTGTTATGTTCATATATATCCCGCAATATATTTGATATGCTTTTTACTTTTTTTGTGGGTAGAAAAATTACTCATAGCAACAACACACCCACACTCACATTCCATTTTTTGATTTTTGTATTTTAGTATAGATTCTCGGTTTCGTTCTTGGTATTTTTTTTGGTATTCAGCAATGCGTTCTTTTCTATCTTGTTCTGTATATCCATTTGGATATTTAATATAACTATCACACGTATTGCACCGATTACAAATAATTTTTCTAAACAAACCAGTTTCGTGGCTGTGATCCATACATCGTTTATTTTTTTTTGTAAATTCAGTTTTACAATGTTGACAGTCAGATGTTTTGATATATGCTTCATATAATTCGTCGTAATTGTCGTAAATTAAGCCACTCCTTTTCCAATGCCAAATCGTCTGAGCTTTAGAACGTGGCATACACAATATTATTTTACATTTATCTTTAAGTATTATACAAATATAATTGACGTTGGTTGGGTTGTGAATTGTACCTCTTGGTTCGTTTTTTTTGCTATACGACGCTTTTCTCTTGCTTTTTCTAAAGCCATTTTTTGTGCTTCTGTAGGTTGTCGTTCCTTCTTGGGTTTCGGTTCAACCACTTGTTCATCAACTGGTTGAACCTCTGGCTTGGCTTTAGGTTTGCGAGGAGCACGTTTCTTCTTAATCGGTACTTCTTCATTTTGTGGTTGAACCTCTGGCTCGGCTTTAGGTTTGCGAGGGGCACGTTTCTTCTTAACGGGAGCTTCTTCATTTTGTGGCTCAGGCTCAGGCACTGGCTCGGCTTTAGGTTTACGAGGGGCACGTTTCTTGGGTGCTTCTTCGGGCTCAGGCACTGGCTCAGGCACTGGCTCGGCTTTAGGCTTACGAGGCGCCCGTTTCTTGACTGGTTTTTTCTCTAAAGTTTCAACCACTTCTTTTGTTTGGTCTGGTTCGCTTTCGGTATCGGATACACAATTCACATAGGACATTATACATTGTGAAAAGAAAAAAAAAATATATTTTAACTATATAATGGATTTACATGATGCGAAACAACAATTCGAATTTAAGAAATCTATCAAAGACACGTATAGTTTAATCAAAAGAGACACAGAACATATTCCCGATTTGTCTACATTAGACGACGATAACAAAGGACAGTGGATTGAACACGATGACTTTGCTAAAGTGTTCGATGGGTTGCTAGACTATTGTGCCGACGAAGAATATTTAGACAATTTAGATTGGAACAGTGTCAACTACCAAGTTTATGGGAAAGATTACTATGAAGAAAAGTTTCCGGGCTTTAGCGACGAAGTCTATGAAATACTTGCTAAATCTACAGAAGAAGAAAACAAAGTAGTGGATAATCGAACCCCTCCCCTAAAGATTACAGAAGGTGAATTTACATTAAACTTTGATTGATTCATAAAATAATATTATATTATATGAAACTGCTTTCTATTAAACCCTCTACGAATTCCGACAAAAAGCAGATGGCAACCTTTAGCAACGGACGAACGATTCACTTTGGAGCAAAAGGATTAAAAGACTTTACTATTTATTCTAAAGGAGACAAAGACGTCGCTAAGCAAAAAAAAGATGCTTATATTGCTCGACACAAGGTCAATGAAAATTGGAACGACCCGACGACGGCGGGTGCTTTGTCTCGTTGGATTCTTTGGAATTTACCAACCAAAGAAGCCTCGATTGCTGATTTTAAAAAACGATTTAATTTATAGTTTATTCATACTATCTATAAATTAAATAAACACCCCAGACACTTATACCGAGATCGTCCACACCCCAGTTCCGCGTGTGTTAAGTGACAAGAGCACAGTATTCATGGAAAAGAAATCGAGCTGCGCATCAAGCGGAGCAGATGTATACACACCCCGATAATTGACCGTAGAACTAATGGTACTAATACCCGAATATAGACGTTGCGATCGACCATCGCTGAGACCAGTCTCCATTTCAATAGCGGTAATGAAAGAACCAATATTGGAGCTCGAACCAACCGCAGTAGTACCTGCTTCAGTACCAAGACCAGCATTTACTACATATGGTTCTAAAATACCGCGAGACGAACCGCCATCAAGACCATTGGATTGAGCTGAAGCATTGGCTACTACAGCAATGTTGAAAGACGATTGTTTGTCGAAGTTGACAAGGGAGTGGTCGCTGAGTAAAAACTCGGCAAGTGCTTCGGCACATTTGTCTTCTACCACAACAGGTCGAGCAGGGTATTGTTCGCCGTTGACAAAAATAGAATATTGCGTAAGACCATTTTTGATGCGGTGTCCTAAACTATAAGAACCAGTAGCAATTATACTGGCGGTTGGTCGATGGCATACAATCACTCGCTCGAGAGAAGAAACACTAATACCAAGGTTGGCGGTGACCGCTGTGGCTCCCGCACTCATCGTGGTTCCTACATTTTGGTAGGATGCGGCAAGGATGTTATATACACCACCCGACATGGCGTCCACTTGTGCCTGAGCACCGGGGCTAAGTTCAGTGAATACACAAACCAGTTCTACTTCCTCAAAATCAATATCGGTTGCGGCGGTGGTTGATTTTAAACATTCCGTAGCGGATGCTAATGTTAGTTTAAATTGAACTGGAGCAGCCGAGAATAATGGCATCAATCTGTGGGGAGTTGACATACCAAACGGGTGTAATACGAATGGAGTACAATAAGTACGCGCCGTACCAGCGGTGATGGGTTCGCCCGATTGGACACCTCCTAGAGTCCCCATAAGAACGTTGCCTACACCTGCTTTGTAAGCAGGAGACGAGTCGCTGTCCATAAGAATAGTCATCAGTAAATTGTGATTTGGACAATCAAAAATTTGTGCTCCCGCCGTCTGGCAAAGAACACGATTTAGGAATGAATTACTTCCTCCTCGGTCAAGACGATGACCAGCACCGCCATTCACGGTCACTTTATATTTTAAATAACATTGGTTCCAGTTCACATACGTGCCCGATAAGTTAGAAGGCATATCAATATTAATGGTTTGACCTGATTTAAACGTCTGTCCATTGACTGGACTAATTTTTACACGATAAGAGCGGCTGGCAACAGCACGCATCTTCATTGCGGGGTAATTAAGCGATTCGGCCATGGCGTCGGACATATATATAGGTTAAATATAAAAAAATAATTACAATTTAAATTCATTTATACTAATTTTGAGCCAAGACCAAAGATAGCTTTTCCTGCTCCACCTGCTACTTCCAATGCCGATGCTACTGGCAACGCTTCTGGCCCCGCAAGAGCAACCACCGCTCCTGCCGACATAGCCAAATTAGAGGCTTTTAATCCCAAACGATTCATATGATGAGCTTGTTTTTTCAATCCAATTCTCGCGCTTGCTGGTTTCTTCGTTCCAAATGCCATATAACTATATATGATATTTTATTTTTACACACCTACAATTTGGTCTTTTTCAAACCTGTTTGTCTCTGGATTGTAAATATCCTTCAATGTCTCTTCGTCTTTGGGTATCTTTCCTAATTTTCTCAGTTCATAATTAATAGTACCCTCTTCAAAGCTTCGCATCTCTGGTTTATACATATATTCGATTTTCAATGTGATTTGTGCGTCGGCGCTAAATATATTCAACTCATCTCCGAATGTATCCGTTAGTGTAAATTCTATATTACTAATGGTTTGTTTGCCTACAATAAACCGCTGAACTTCGCTTGGTCTGTAAAATATCATATATCCCGATGGTGCGTTGTTGTCGATACGAACCATCGCATTATCTGTGATGCCTCGTGAATTTAAATTATTTACACCAATATTCTTAAACTTTACAAAAATGTATCTTGCCCCTGTAAAATTAACAGACGACGGCATGGTTATGTGGAAGGACGGATTGACGGTTGAACTTAATAATGCGTCTTCTGTTTGTTGTAAATTATTATTTCTGTCTTTTCTAAATCCTAATAAATCAATACAAGTCGTTGGGTAGGACGCTGTGTTTATAATTTGAAAAGAATGATTGCTTATCCATTTTACTTTTGCTCTACTAAATTCGTAAGTGCCGTATAAATAAAATTGTTCCAAAGCGTTTGGAAGTATCTTCTCATTGACTTCATTCACAAATTCATCTGCTGAATATACCGCATCGCCGTCTGAGTCTCCAACCGTAATAGTGAAGTATTTTGAAAAAGTCGGAATGTAAAAGGAAATCTGGTTGTTTGACGAATTGACGTTAGGCGATACATTAGGAATTTGGGCATCGGTAATGCTTAAGAGCATCATGGTATTTGTAGGTTTTTGTATAGGTGTTTGTAAGTTATACACATAAGAACCAATACCATCTATCGACTTAAAATTACAATTATTTGAATTGAGGAAGATAACTTGGTTGCTATAGGCCGTGTCTAAGACATAACTCATATAGTATATATGGTTATTTTATGTATATCCAGTTAGTTTATTGTATATCAATGTGTTGAAATTCTGTTGCAGAGGCTTACCACCCGCCTTGTAAATGAATTCTGGATTCTGGTGGGCATAACTAAACCCGTGTTCGACAAGTGGCTTTCCTTGTCGTGGGTAGGCTTCGCCCCGTGAATCGATGGGTGGTTTGATTAAGAATGTTTCATCGGTGTAGATAAACTTGCCAGCGGGAATGTAATTGGATTGTTGCGGTGTGAGTTTCGTCGTGAGTTGGTGTAGGCTCATTATATATTTAAACCACATAATATTTTTTGATGTTCTTTATATTGAGACAAATGTTCTATCTTTAATTTATCTTGTATCCATTGTCTTTTACTAATCGTATTACTATTATGAGATACACAAGACATTACTCTGTCAATATTTGTCTCAATAATATTTTTTAGATTTAGAGACAAAAAAGGAACTGCTTCATTATTATTGGAAGACGCAAACACTGGATTTACGCTTTTCTTAAACACAAGCGTGGCTTCATTTAACATATGTAAAAATAAACAACGTTGCTTGTAAAAAGACCCTTCGGAATACACAATCATATCGGCTGATCCTGCGATTGATTTATGGTTTGTTTCCATTTCAAAAATAGAGTAAGCAATATAATCGCTATAAAAGTCATCCGTATCCATAAACGCTACATATTCCGTATTGGTTAATTGAACCAATGCATTTCGCTTGTCTCCAATCGAACATCTTGGCACTCTGTAATATCTTATAGGGTATTTCGTTTTTATACATAGTGGCTCATCTATATCACTATCATCTAAAATTAGTATCTCCCTAATGTTATAATAGGTTTGAGTATTGATGTTGTGTTCTATTAATTTTTCAAATTTCTTTCTGTTGAACGTCGGTATACAGATGGTCACCGACATAATATAATTTGTAAATATTATTTTATGTCGGTTTTATACATATGCTAAACGAAAAAGCAAAGATTGCTAATTTACACTACTTGTATGCTGATTTACCTGAAGAAAAGGCACACAAAAAAGCTTCTAGAAGATTGTCTAAATTAGGTTATGAATTAGATAGAAAAAATACAAACAAAGATGTGCTGACGGCAACCAAAGGAGACAACGTTCATATTAATTATAGTGGAACCAATATACGAAATCCAAGAGACATAATATCCGATATTGCGTTGGCTACTGGTGTTCAGCGTATCAATCCACAATTCAGAGAAAGGAGACAAAAGACACGCTCCATTATGCGTGAATATGGTGATAACAAAGATTACACCTTGGGTGGCCATTCCCTTGGCGGAAGTATTGCGTTAAACAATGTATCTCAATCTAAATCTATAAGAGACAGAGTATCCAAAGTAGATGTATTTAATTCTGGTTATACTTTACCTTTTCATAATTCTATTAAACCAACAGACAAAAAAATAAAAAGAGAATTAGATAGGAAGGTGAACCATCACAGAGTCAAGGGTGATCTTGTGTCTGCTTATTCACATAACGATACTGCCTTTGGTAATTTATTTGAATATAAACACAAAGACAACGATGCCGACTTATTAGACAAGCATTCACTGGAAACGTTTATGGATTAAGCCATCATAGTAATAGCATATTGTGTGTCTCGGACTATCGATAAATATATAGCATCGGCTATTTGATTTCCAACTTCCATAGCCTCTTGTGCGAAGAATTGAAATGTCTTTTCATTTATTTTGCCTCTAAGAAAATTTATGACTGCCTTATAGAAATGAATCACGATTAAGGTGGATTGCATTTCTCCATCTTCATAACACTTTTCTAATTGTTCAGCCTTTTGTTTTGACTGTTTCATAAATATTATTTTTCTCTTTACCAGAGAATGTTCAATATACTTACTACTACATTCAGTATTACAATAATATAATTCTTTATCTCCTGTATCGACATTTTGTCCGACTTCATTGATGTGTCTTGTACCGACAGTTCCGATGACATACATATCCGATAGTTTCTTTTTACAGTGTTCGCAGTTCATCTTGTAGTTTATCTTGTTTGGTATTATACTATTAAATCTATTAAAAATCTATTTCAATTTTCTATTTTTTCTCATCAAATATTCAGAGCTCATTTGTCTCCATTTTATATTTTAGATTTAGAAAAATAAAAAAGAAACAACACAATCCTAGCAAGATTTATATTTTAGATTTGGAGACAAGTGGTGTGTATAGTTGTGTATTTATTTGTCTCCATTTTAGATTTAGAAAAATAAAAAGAAACAACACAATCCTATCAAGATTTATATTTTAGATTTGGAGACAAGTGGTGTGTACAGTTGTGTATTTATTTGTCTCCATTTTATATTTTAGATTTAGAAAAATAAAAAAGAAACAACACAAGCAGAGACAAATGGATTCGGGGGGACTTGGGGGACTTTCAAAGAGATTCTGGTTGGAGCATATATTTTTTTTTAGACTTGGTTTATTATTTTTTTTTTTCATATCTTAGAGTTTCAGTGTCACAAAAGTCCCCCAAGTCCCCCCGATTTCATATGTGTAATATATTTTGATTTAGTTTTTTGTTAGTTTTTTGATTTAG